GTAAAAACGTGATGTATCACAAAACAATCGGAGACTTTTCTAGGCTACGATGGTTTCTGTTTGATCCATACCCATCACCGTTTAACCTCACCTATTTGGCTTGCGAGCTATACAATGATGAGAGCATCGCAGAGGCAATGCGAAAACAAGCCAAAGAACAATTCAAACTACAGCTCGATAAAGTGCGAGCACAGGGCAAGTTTGCTCTTATCGTAAAATACATTGAGGAAAATACTGGTGCAGATAAGGCAGTAGCGGCAGCGGAAGAAAGCAAACTCCGCAACAAGCGCTACCGCCTTAACACAGACGTTTAGCGTTTCTTCTTAGAATCAAATAAAGACCAAGCCTGAGATACGCCGTACAACACAACGCCACCCACCACTGGCTCAACAGCTTTAACGAGGTTATGTGCGTCATCCTCTGCAACGCCTAAACCAAGAAGACCACCAGCCGCTAGTGTGAGCAAGTGGCGGAGAATTGATCCAAGAAAGAATGGCATAAGATTCCTTTTGTATAATCGTACATGCTTTTGTCGTACTTACAGTCACGTTTCTGTGGGTCAACAAACGAACCTCGAATACAGTTCATCCAATGTTCCCAATAAAAGGTTATGTCACAGTGTCGATAACGAGCGGCAAACTTGTCAACGTTAATATCTGTCCCGTCAACACCGTCCAAGTCTACTATACATGGTGCAGCAATTTTAGAACTTGCTCCGTGTTTTTCACAGACATACCCTGGCAAACAGGCGGATCCGAAAGGATTATCCACAACGATACAGCTAGGCAAACTATCAGATACACGAGCGGCAAGACGTTTTCGAGCTTTTCCATTGAGATCACACTCTAGGCACGGCGACACATAACACTGCACACTACCGGTCGCTCTTGTTAATCGGTTCTTAAACCTGCGTACTACTCGGTCAAACTTATGTAAAAATTGACGGTTGTTTCGTAATATCTTTTTACTAGCAGAAGATGCCGTCTCATCGTACAGCACTTCATACTTCCCGCATCGTCCGTTGCGCATACAAGGGGAGTTAATAAGATGCACTCGTATAATCTTGGCTTTACGGCTCGCCAGTAGCTCATCAGCACACGCACACTCTGCGCCGAACGTCTGCTCAAGCCAACCAGTAATAATGGTGCCTTGCCCCTGCCAGGTGCGTTTAAGAGCCTTGCAGTCTGTAGTCGGGTGACAAAGAGATAAGTAACTAGGTGCTTGAGCTTGTGCAGTAGCCATCAGTGCTAACAACACAATCAAAAGTTTCATTTGTCTAAAACCTTATCAAGTTTCTTATCCATGCGGTCAATTTGATTCTTGATATGAGTAAGTTCCGCTTGGATAATCTGCACTTCCATCGTGACCCTGTACTTAGACTCTTCCAGCTCTTTCAAAGAGTTTTTCACACTGCGGTAATCCATGCCGACAATGGATATAACAATGCCGATCACTGCTTTTACAGCGATATCAAGCCACGTCTTTACTTGGGTAAAATCTTGCTCCGTCAATGCACCCGGCCTCCACCATAAGCATCAATCACCATCAATTGCGCTTCTAAAGTATCCTTCATTGCTTCCATGAACTGCAAAAACGCAGAACGGGAAGCAAGAATAGCAGAATCAGGACCGACTTTACCGTATTGCATACCCAATAGAATACAGCCTTCTGTATCCCTATGAGTATTGCCAGCGTGGATTAGAATATGTTCTCGATTAGGAACGTCTAAGACCTTATATACAGCTCCAAAGCGAGGCGACTTATGCCGCACGATTTTATAACGACCGACCGGGATGCAGGACACTTTGGTTTCATTGTCCCGCCAAGCATCCTCAACAGTGACAAACTCAGGTGCTTCATTGATACAAAGCACACCGAACGTAGCGCCGGCATGCTCTGTAACTCGAATCAACCTGAGCGTTTTCACTTTGGTGGCTCAGGAAATACGATCAGTTTAGGGTCTTCGTTCTGCGCCATCATATCCCGCAATGCTTGGCGATAGACTGCCCAATCCCATTTGTTTGCAAGGTCTACGTCGGATAATTGCGTCCAGTCTGAGGCTGCTAGTTCACGGTTACGCCAGCCACGAATTGCCGCTTTAATATTTTCTTCTGGCGGATTTTCATTTCCAAAAGGGATAATTAGCAAGTCATTCCATTTCATAGTTATCCTTATGCGCTCATGTAAATTCCACCAACACTTAATAAATTTGGGCCAGTGCCCCAAGTATTTTGATTATAATTATAGAATCTGAATGTTGTAGCTGTTGGCAAACAAAAACCAGAGACAGTAGCCCCGCCAATTTGTGCAGTAACCGCTAAGGTTTGATAATTATAATAGGGAGCAATTGGAAAAGTAATATCAACGTAAGCAGCCGTGGATGTATTTTGCGTCCACAAGACGGTTAGTTGCCAATGTACGATACGACTATATTTTTGATAAACGGCATGATCGTAACTAATTCCTGTTGCGGTCCCTGATGGCACAGTAAGCGTAGGAGAATACGTTATCCACGTTCCAGCAGCATTGTTTATTCTAAAATTAGTTCCATCATAAACAAGCTCAAGCAAGCTATTTGATATCCAATCACCAATTGTCGGATCAAAGCTGCCCTGTCCAGTTTTAATGCTTTTAGCAGCTAAACCGTTAATGGCTAAAGAATGTGGTGTAACGTTTGTGCCAGTGCTTGCAGTGCCAGTAAGCATTCGGAACTTTTGACCAGCTTTGTACGCTGTAATTGGTGGAGCAGCAGAAGCGGTCATTGCGGTAGCCGTCCCGCCAGTAGTCCCTAGCCAAATGTAATCGCCGTCTTGCACTTGGCTTACAGCAGCATAGTTGTTACGTGCAGTCGCAGTAGCTACGTTGGTATGCTTGAACCCACCCATCGGCAAGTCAGCGGTAGCAGCGTTTTGCCCGTCTTTAGTAAGACAGGTATTGATACCAGTAGCAAAATCATTGTCTTGCGTATCGTGCCGTCCTGCCTCGATGCCGATACCAACAGAAGCATCTCCGACCCAACCGCCGCTTACGTTATTGCCTTTTGTATAGGTTCCACCCGACCATGCCATATTACGCCTCTAGTTGATTTAGCTTTTTAATTACTCGTTTAACGTACTCTTCCGTTTCAGTAGGTACAGAATTGTATTTCAATATGTTTTGCCAGGTAGGTTTTTGTCCTTTCTTTTCAACCTTAGCGACTGCCTTTGCCATGTTGCCTGGTCCCCAATTGTAAGCTGCAAGAGCTACTTTCATATCAGGGAACTGCTTTTTCATTTGATTGTAATAGCGAGTGCCACCATCAATATTCTTCACTGGATCTAGCGGGTCTACCCCTAGCTCTTTAGCGGTCCCTGGCATCAGTTGCATCAAACCAAGTGCCCCAACTTCGCTTTTAGCTTTTGGATTACCACTAGACTCAGTATCAATAATTGCTCTGATTATAGGTGGTTGTTTAGCAATCAATGCGCTGATGTTTTGCTTAGCAGTGGTTGGTTGAGACACCTGTTGCAATCGTGCTTGCGCTTTACGTCGCAACTCTTGCAACTGTGTCTTGGCGTCAGAAGGCGCAACAGGACTTGCAGCAGGTGATGGTTGTTGAGCATCAGTCTCTCGTGCTTTATCAAACTCTATCTTGCTTCCGAAGTATCCGAGTTTAATAGCCTCATCGACAAACTTTTCAATTGTAGACTTGCTCGGTGGTGCTGCTGCTAAGTTAATTAGTCGAGGATCTCTCAACATCTTCACAGCTAATTGATTCATTTGGTCATCACGTAATGCACCAAGTTTACCAGTCAAGTATGCAGCTGTAGCTTGCAAAGGATCATAAAAAAGCATTCCTGGCGAAACAACCATGCCAAGCTTCATGCCTTTGATAATAGCTCGCTGCGAGAACATCCAGCCCATCGTGGTGCCAACCTGACCAGTGACACTTTGACGACCAGTAGCAGCGGTGGCTTGCTGCATAGGAATCTGACTCGACATCTTATCCGCTACAATGCGTTGCAGCTTAGGATAATCATCGCTAAACAAAGTCTTAGCTATGTCTTGTTGCTTCTCAAGTCTATCAGCAATGGAGCCCTTGCCAGTCTGTAGCATGTCTACAAACTTACCTTTGGCAAACAACTCAGCTTCCGTACCTTTAAACTTTTGTACAAATTGTTTAGTGCGATTTACATCACCAAAGATAGCTTTGGGGATGGAAGCATCCTCAATCTTTCCAAACGCTGCTAACTCGTCAGGTGTGCCAACGCTCTGTGCATAGTCTTGAATTTTCTTAACGTCATCTTTAAAGACCGTTCGGAAAGTGTCTATGTTATCCGACACATATTTATTGGCTTTTGTTCCTGCTGTGCTCAAACGACGAAGCAGCTCATTGCGCAACTCAGTTTCTGTTACAGAACTGCGTCCAGCTTTTGCAAGAATATCAGAAGCGTTCTCAGGATTGCGCAACGCTAAATCAAGTTGGTCACTGGTACGCTTAGCAACTGGAAGGGTTTCCTGCGTGACAACCTTTCTTAGCTCTGGCGCATAGTTTTCTATGTCAGCCCAGAATGCGGTTTCTGACAACTTCGGACGATTAGTCTCGATCCATTTGAGCTTTTGTTTCGCTGTTGGTAGTGCCGCAAATTCCGCAAGTTTTTGCGTTTGAAGCGTAGTTGTATCAATTCCTGCTTTTTCTAGTGCAGCAACGTTTACCGACTTGCCAGCAAGATAAGGTATAGCCTCCTCTGGCGACTTGCTAAGAACGGCTTTTAGTGGCGACCGAACTTGACGCTCACGATCATACACAAAAGTATCGAAGTAGTTACGCCACGTTTGTTTGGCTTGCTGCAACTTATCAGAGCCAGGAGTGGCATCAATGACGTTACCAACGTAATCGTATAATCGCTTTGCAAGACCTTGGCTCTCTGTGTACTCGCCAACCTTTGCACCACTAAGCACTTTACCCAACTTAACTTGAATGTCGTGAAGCTCGCCAATTTTAGCTTGAGGTAGAGCACCATCTTTAATCTGCTTCGGTGTTGGCTCTATAGCTTTCAAGCGTGTGATTTGTGCAGCGAGCGTT